ATTGTGGCGTACAAATCTTTTTTATCAAATACGCCTCCGTGTTTTTTGTTGTAAACCTCACGCAATACCCCGGTTAAAATTACTGCTATCAATGCGATAATACGTGCAATCATTCCCGGAATCCCGATAAATGAAACCAAACGCAAAACCAACATTACAACAATCATTCCCGCTATAATATGCAATAATTTATCGTGCGGGATTGATACTATTAATTGAAATATCTTTTTCATCGCTTTTTTTCTGTTATGTTATACAATTTTCTGAAATATATTACTTTGTTATCGCTCCGGCTTGTTCTGTGACATTTAAGCCCAACCGCCGGACAATCGTCTTTATGGATAACGCAACATGCGCATCTACTCAAACATACAAAATTGCCAACCTTTTCAATCAGTTTATCAGACGGTTTAACCCATCTTTCCGCAATTATTACCATACCCCGGTAAACTGCACGTTCGCCGGGGTTATATTCACGCCCGGGTTCAAACGGATGTGGTTTCTTTATTCTCATTTTCTATCGAACTAACCAACAAATCCAAATTTTCCTCTGTTCCGGAAATTGAAATTCTTGCTTTCCCTGCTCCCATTACCGCCAATTCCGTAATTGTGCAATCATATTCGCCTGCGGATTTTTGAAACTTTGCCGCCTCATTTAATGGCAATATTTTTGTTATCTCTTTCATCGCTCACGTTTTTAGTATTTTACATTACAAAGTTAATAATTTCTTTTGGTTTTTATCCATATCAGCCGGAAACCAACGGAAAAACAAAGCAATTTAATTTCAATATCTAAATAAACGTCATGTCCTTTTACGCCCTCAACCATAACTCCGGGCGTCAAATAAAATTGCTTATACTTCCACAAACTTTGCAGATACAAATAAAACCCGATACGTCCAATATGGAATCCGATTGTTTTCATTTCTCTATCTGTTTTTTTATCTGTTCCCAACTCTTTTTGTCAATTACCATTTTCCGGGGGTATTGTATTATTTCGCCCTTGGTATATACAAGATTATAGATACCCAATTGCCCCTTAATTGGCATTTCAACAACACGTCTTGGGTTGCGCATCATCCATCCGAAACCCTTTGTTATTTTTGCCCTCTTTTCCTTTGGAATCCGGGTGTTTTCCCAATCCTCCGGCGTAAACTCTTTTATCGGCTTCACGTCGTACAACTCAACCAATCCCAAAGTAACGCCGCTTTCCATTCCGGGATAAACCGGTTTTGCCGACGAACAAATAAGAACGTCGCCACGGTATGACGTTTTTTTGCTTCTAACTTCAATTGATTTTCGCCCGTAAACAACGCCGTTTTCTTCTTTGTATGCCGCCGTTACCAAATCATTTGCGTATGGCTGTTTGACGGTCAACGCACGCCAACGGTCGTGTTTTTCGGGGTCATATTCTTTGCTATTAAACTGCATAACTTTATTTTTTATCTTTCCCGGCGGGTTCCTTGTAATGGGCAAAACCAATTGGTCGTATCGGTTCCGGCTCCGGAACGGCTGCGTCCTCCTTATTGTATTCAAAAGAAACAATAACCGTTCGCCCCTTTGTCCGTGTCCCAATCAGCCGGGAACCCTCCGGGATTTGAATTTTAATTTCGTTCCTCATTCTCAAAATGGCAAACCATCTTTGTCTTGGTCGGGAATTGGCGGCGGCGGTGTTGGTGCGCCTCCCTGCTGCGTTGTTTGTCCGTCTTTCTTTGGCGACAACATCTCCATATTAAACCCGTAAACTTCTGTAATGTATCTTTTGACGCCGTTGTTGTCCTCATAACTGCGGGTTCTTATTTTCCCCTCAATATAAAGTTTATCGCCCTTTTTTACATACTCTTTTGCAATCTTTGCCAATCCATTTTGCAAAACAATATTGTGCCATTCGGTGCGCTCCGGTACTTCTGTACCATTTGCCGTTTTAAATGCTCTGTCAGTTGTCGCCAACGTGAATTGCGCAACCGAACCGCCGTTGTCGAAATCTTTATACTCCGGGTCTTTTCCGACGTTACCCATTAAAATAACTTTGTTTACACTCATAGAAATATAGCTTTAAAAATCCAACTTCCAATACTCCATAACGTCCAAATGTATGACGCAACCGTTAACGCCACGAACGTATAAAATACAATTTTATATCCGGTTTGTTTTTTGATTTTCATCTACTTAAATTTTACACCATCCAACAAATATTCTTTTTTCATATCCGACCATCCGACGGCATGATTTATCGCTTTCCGGTCGTCGTCGTAAACAAATCCAACTATCCAACCGCCGACGTTTGATTGTTTTATTAGTCTTACCAATTTACCGACGAAAAAAGAACGGTATCGGTAATATGCTGAATTTTCACTAACAAACAAAACCCGTCTTTTTGCATTTATTCCGGGCGGATTTTCGATTTGCGGGCGTTTCTCCCTTTCCGGGTACCTTTGTACCCTTTTAAAATCATTTTGGATTGAACGGCGGGAAATTGCCCCGTAATCGGGTGTTCTTTTTTTCATCCTCATATTTTCAAACTTCTGTATTCGTTTTTAAGCAATTCAATAATCCGGACGTTGCCCGGATATATACGCATTTTCGTTTTATCCCCATTCTCCCAACATGAATGATGTTCAAAACATAGTATATTTATATTTCTTGCATCATGCGCCATTTCGGGAAACGCTCCACGGGTCAATATATGCGAACAATAAACGGCGGAATAATTCCGTAACGGCTTTAAACATTCCTCGCATCTGTGCGGCTTATGTTCCCAAACCCACCGGAAAAACCGTTGGTTGGCAACGGGAATGTCGCCACGTCCTAAAACGCAATTCCCGAACAATTCCCGTTGTAACTCAACACGCAACCGTATATCTAACCGAAAATTACGAATATCCAATAACGGTTCGTAACCACGTGCAACGCAATATTCATATTCGCAACGCTCGGTCAACAATATTGGCTCCATTACATATTGTCTGTATCGTCCGCCGGGTCTGCCATTTCCGGGAACATATCATTTTCATTTTCGTTGTCTGCATCATTTACGTAAACTAACGGGTTTGGTTCCCCATCAGCCCCGAACAAATCCAATTGCGCCTTTTTGCCCTCAAACAGAAATTCGTAAACCTCGTTTTCAATATCGCAAACAATGTTTTCCAACTCTTCCTCAAAACCGAACGTTTCAACGTTATATTTCATTCGTGGGGTATTGATTGCTGTTTTCTGATTGTTTGATATGGTAAACAATCCGGTTAAAACGACGCCTACGTTATCATCTTGCCCGGACAAAGAAACGCCCCTAACCTCTATATTGTCCAAACATTCTTCCGCAAATGCGGCTGCAATATCTGTTTGTTTCTTTGTTGCTTTAAACTCCGGCGTTGCCATCATGGTTTTAAATGACATTATGTTGAATATACGTCCCATAATCGGGCGCAAATCATTAAACAAATGACGCAAATCCGGGTGTATGTCTTTTGCACTCAATACATGGTATTTGTTCGTGTAACTCTCATTTCCGACAACTTCCGTTACTTCATAATGTACGTCTAACCCGCCACCTTTCAATAACTTTACTTTCGATAATGAAAACTTTTCCTTTGTAGGAATCGGCATAACATTTTGTTTTTTTTTGCTCATAATTTTTAATCTTTATTGTTTCCCGGTTCCTCCGGGTCGGTTTCTTCTTGGAAATACTCGCACGGTTCATCATCAGCACAACGACCGGACAAACAACATACCGGATAATCCACGCAATCAATGCACATTTTTTTTTCGTTCATAATTTAAAAGTCTGTTTCATTTAACAATTTTGCAACCTTGTTTTCCGGCTCTGCATCCGGTGTAAATATCGGTTTCGGGCCGTGAACTAAAACTTCCCTTTTTACCTTTTTGGTCTTTGCGGGTTCCGGTTCCGGGTTTAACTTCAATTGTTCCGCCGGATATTCTTTTGGTTTCAGTTCTATAATACCATTTTCCACCAAAACCGGAATACAACGTTTGCAGGCTTTCACGTCCTCCAACGCATCATGCGCCGGGAATGTTTCGCCGGGGAAACACTTGTTGTAAAGTTCCTCCAATTTCGGATATTTGCCCGGACGTCCGTCTGCATACAATGCGCCAACAAATTTAATTGTTTTCATCATCGTATCAATTCGTTTGCCCTTAAACAATGCGTCCTCTGCTTTTTCGTCGTAATACTCACGCCCCATAATTCGCAATATCATTGCTTTTACAATTGACGTATCAAAGTAAATGTTGTGTCCTACCAACAAACGGGCTTTTTCGCAATCCTCCAAAAATTCGTCTATAATATCAGCAAATGGGACGCCCTCGGCGTTTGCTCTCTCTGCTGTAATTCCGTGTACCTCAATTGAGGCCTCCGGTATTTCCCACCCCTCCGGCTTTATGATAAATGAACGTTCCTTTTCGTTTACCGCCCATGCCAATTGCACAATATTTGGAAATTCCGCAAAATCAACGTCCCATTTTGCGCCCTTTGGGGGCAACCCGGTTGTTTCACAATCGAACGTCAAAACATCTTTCATAATGTCGTTTATCTCATTTCCTTTGCTGTCTTTCAATGTTACTTTTTTCATAATCAAATTTCATTGGGGTCTGCTATATATATATAATATTCTTCACTTGCAAGTTGTTTTAAAAATTCGATATGTTCTATTAATTCCGCATTGCTCAACTCTGCAATTGTCCGCAATCGGGTTTCATACTTTCCGGTGTTAATATCCGGCGTTTGCTCATACATAACCGGGGACAACTCACGCAAACGGTGTTCCGTCTGTTCCTCTGTCAGACGCTCCCCGGCTTCCCATATACCCGACCGGAACGTTGGAACAACATAATTGAAATAATACCCTTTCAAAGCCTCCGACGAACCGGGAGACGCAACGGTAAAACGTGCAATTATTCGGCTTCCTTTGTGCATGGCAAAGAATTGGTTCAACTCTCCAAAATACATTCGTAATTTGCCATCATTACCGATATTACCACTACTTGAAATTTCACGCCTTTTCATTTTTATACCTCCACATATAACCTTTATGATTTTTTCTTTCTCCTTTGCATACCTTACATATTGCAATTGGGGAAAATCCGTTTATTTTAGCTGCTTCATTAATACTATTGTACTCTTTTACAATAACTCCATTTTTCAGCTGTAACACTGGATTGCTTATATCTCGTGCAGATAATTTTAATTTTGACAATGTTATCGGATTATTATTATTTTCTAATCTTGTTACCCAACGAAGATTTGAAACATTATTATTACTTCTATTTGTATCAATATGGTCAACAAATTGCTTTTTATGTGGATTTTCAATAAATGATTTTGCAATTAAAACGTGAACTAAATACGTTT